TATTACTGGAGAATCTGGACGGACAGAAAGATGCTCTGCAGCAACTCATCGATTTGGCCAAGCAAAAAGCACAGACCACGCTCTATAAGCGTCAGGAAATAGAAGAAGCTGAAAACTTCCTGGCTATCCAGAATCGCATGCCTGCACAAATCAAAAAGACCATCGATGCAGCCATGCAACTTTCGGTGGTTACCGGGAAAGATTTGATGGAATCTGTCCGCGATCTGGATGCTACGATGGAAGGAAAACTGGGCAGAGGACTGGGAAAGTTATCGCAGGATTTTCAAGGCTTAACCAAAGAACAGCTAGCCCATGGAGCCGCAATTGATATTGTGGCTAAAAAATATGCAGGATTGGCCGAGGGTGAGATGAATACGATCGAAGGGAAGGTGAATCTGCTGGTAAAAGCCTGGAATGGACTACGAAGAACGATCGGTGAAATGGTTCTTGGGCAGGGAAATATGTTTGGCGGGCTCATCCAGGGAACAACCGACCTTTTGAATTCTTTTAAGAAACTCTTTGAGATCCCGGTATCTCAAAAGATCACCGAGGAAAAGGATGCCCTCAATAGCCTGGTGTTCCAGATTCAGGCTACCAATACCAACCAAACGGAACGAAACCGCTTGATTGAAGAATTACGTGCTAAATATCCGGAGTTCCTGGGTAATCTTAAAACAGAAGATGCCACCAATGAAGTATTGGCCAAGCATCTGGAGCAAGTGAATTACCAGTATATGGAGAAGATCCGCCTGGCCAAATCAGAAGAGACCTTGACGGCCTTGGCGGAAAAGGAAGCCAAGGCTTCAAAAGAACTTGCCTCCACCGATAAAGAGCGAAACATGATCCTGGCTAAATCCATGGATATTCTCTATCAATCCAATGCGGCTGAAGCTCGCCTGGTGGAGCAGGCTCCAACGTTGGATGCAAAGATCGAACTGGTCAAGAAATATTGGGGAGCTGTGGGTGGTACCGGTGAAGCGTTTCTCATTGCCGCCGAGAAAGCTCGCCAGGCATCTGGCAAAATGAAGCAAACGCAGGCTGATTTTTCCGCAGCATCGATCAAGATTGCCGAAGATGCGATCAATGGTTCATTGAACCTGACCAATAGTTTGGAAAATGTTTCCAACCAGATCCTTCAGATTGGTCTTCAAACCAAGGATGCCAATTTAAAATCAATCATTCAGAGTGAAATGGAGGACCGTGCCCGAATGGAACGCATTTCATCGTATGAGAAAAACAAGCAAAAGGAAAAGGTTGATTGGACAACCAAAACAGAAGCGGAACTAAATCAGATCATTTCCCGCTCCCGTGAGGAAGGTGCAACAAATATCGATCGCACCAATGCCCGGCTAGCCCAGGCGGAATTAAAACGCCGTGATGACACCGTTAAAGGGATTGAGAAGTATCAGGACCTCATGCGCGAGGTGGCCGAAATGGAGAAAACCAACTTCGCTGATAAACTCTCCCAAACGCAGAAAGAGATACAGGGAGTTAATGACAAGTACAATGCCGAGATCCGAAAGATTGAGGAATATAAGCTGCATAATAAAAAACAGCTTTCTCCAACTCAGAACAAGGAACTCGATGATAATATCGGTCAGCTTAAAATAGCCAGGGATGCTCAGACTAAGCAGATCCTCGTTCAGGCTGAGCAGGATTTTGCCGAGAAGATCAAACAGATCCATGAAGCCCTTCGGGTTGGGCGCCTGTCCATCACCGATCGGGAGTTGTATGAGATCAATAAAAAGTACGATGATCTGCAGAAAGAGATCCTCGATGCCATCCAGTACCGGTATGATCAGGAAGTCAAACAGGCCAATGGCAACGCTGAGCTAATTGCTCAGGCTGAAAAGAACAAGGCCTTGGCCCTGGTGAAAATCCAGGGAGACATGTCCCTTCTGCAGCAGGCCCGTGATCAGGAAACCCAGAAAGCAACCCAGGACGGGGCGCTCAAGTTTGATGAAGATCTTAAATCCCTGCGATTAAAAGGCGAACAGGACCTGGCTAAAGGCAAGGAGAAGATCCAGGATGAGGTCAATTCCAAGTATCGCAAACTGCTGGATGAAAATGTCAATGATGAGCAGCGCACCCAGGAGATCAAGGCGCAAATGGCTCAGGAGTTGAATGGTCGTATTGAACAATACGAGGATGAGCATTTGCAAAAGATGATCCAAAAATATGCTCAGTATGCCAGTACGATTCTTGGTGCATTGTCTGGAGTTGAACAAGCATTCACTGCCAAAGAGAATGCCGAGGTTAAAAAAACTGAGGATTCCAATAATAAGAAGAAAGCTTCCTTGAAGGCTCAACTGGATGCCGGTAAGATCACGCAGAAGAATTATGATGACCAGGTGGCCACGATGGATTCTGAACTGGATAAGAAAAAAGCTAAGATCTCCCATGATCAGGCCGTTCGTCAGAAAGCCATATCCATTGTTCAAGCCATTATTAACACTGCTCAGGCCATTACTGCGGCACTTACCATTCCTATCGCTGGTGAAGCTCTGGCTATCGTCGTTGGGATCCTGGGCGCGGCCCAAATTGCCCTGATCGCCTCGACCCCAGTCCCTGAAGCTGCCGAAGGACGCTATGATGTCATGGGAGGGAAGTCAGGAAAGAAATATTCCAAGGTACCCTATGCGGGTAATGCAAAGACCGGGATATATGGCCAGCCCACCCTGATCAATGAGACCGGTGATGAAATTATCATTGATCCCTTTACAACCCGAAACCTGATGCTCAATTACCCGGAAGTGATTGCCGGCATCGATGCAGCCCGGGGAGTCCCTACCCGTTCAATAGGATCGTATGGGGTTATGTCAACCACTCCTTCATCACCTTCGGGAAGTACCGTTTCATCCAATCCGGGATCCATGATCAGTGATTTGAATGATAGCCTTAAGACTCTCAATGAGCGTTTGGCAGGACCAATCCAGAGTTATACCATCTGGAGCGAGACTGAACTGCTGAATAAGAAATTGGCCTCGATCGAGAAAGATGTTTCAAAATCTGCTGCATGATGTCCTTTAAAAAGTTTTTGTGTAAGAATAAGTTTGCTCCATGCATTTCGAAATAGTTCCACCGACCGTTGTGTTTGCCGGTAATCCGATCCGATATCGGATTCACCTGGTGGATGGGGGAGGCCCACCTCCTGGTAAAAGTCTGATCGAAATTGTTTTCTCAGGTAAGGATACCAACGAGGATCATGCAGTCACTCTGGCTTTTTTGGGCGTTGAACGTACGTTTTCCCTTAAAAGTTCTCCGGATGACGCATATTCCATTCCAACTGCAACTGCTGATGAAACAGTAGAAAATTGGGTTTCAAGATTTTATATTGAACTTCAAAAAAACGGAGAACTCCTTAAGAATTATCAGATTACATTAAGTGATGATAGTCTAACGATTAATCTTAGGGCTTATGAAGATGGATCTTATTTTGATATGAGTGTTGTTTCTAATACGATAGAGGGGATGACCATTAATGCATCTACCGGTGGGAGTGGATCCACTTCATATGACGGGGTAGCCGTGATGGTTCTGGATAAAGATGGCATATTGCTCGGGGAGGACATCAAGCCAATCAATGATACCAATTTCATTGATTATGAAATCTCCGAGTATCTCCATGCACAGTTTGCAGTTCTTGCGCCCCCCAGGTTTATTTTAGAGGACTCAACTCATGGCTATATTTATTTATATGTTGACCTGGTAAAGAAATACCGGGTACTTGCCGGATATCATATCCCGGGATTGGTATACGTGAGTCTGTATGATAATTACCACTGGGCTATTTTCGGCGGATTATCCCGTGAAGGACTTATGGTATGGAACCAGGTGAGTGGTGGATTTTGGAACGATGCCAACAATAAAAAACGTTTTTTGACTTGGGGCCCCCCGGTCAAGAAGACCTCACGTACCAATCATGAATCGCTGTATTTCTTTACCCAGTACAGCGATGTCACCCGATATAATGTAAAAGTAAAGGCCTATTTGGCTGATAAAAGCAGTACCACTTTCGAGTTAACCCATATGATTTATTCAGCACAGTATGTAGTGCTGGAGATGATGGTAGGTTATGGACAGATTGGCATTGAAAGCCATACAGACAATCAGCCGGTGGTAAAATGGGATGTTTGGCTGGAGGATCAATTGTCTCGTATTCTGAGTGAAGTAAGGACCTTCCTGGTCGATGAAAAATTGTATGAATTTCCCCGGGAATTTGTATTCCGGAATTCGTTCGGGGTATATGATTACATCCGGTTTACCGGTAAAATTGAGAAGAATCTAGTCCACGACAGGGAAACTACCCAGATCGATCGCAACGAAGTGGAGACGTTTTACAACACTCCGGAGTGGCAAACAAAGATTCTCGAGCAGCAGATCTATAAGGGATCCTCAGGATGGGTATCGCATAAAACCATGGATGTTCTTCGTGATATGATGCTTTCTCCGGAAGTGTATGAAATCGTTAATGAAAAGCCTCTCAGAATAAGCATTACAACCAAAAAAACGAGCAAATATCTCAAGGATGGTGAATACTTATATAACCTGGATCTTGAATATCAACGTGCTTACCAGGATAATTTCTATTCTAATATCGAAGAACATAGTGCTCCTGATCCAATACCAGACCCTGATCCAGATCCCATGTCATGGGATTCTGAAGAAGTAACCTTTGATAGTGAAGAAGTAACCTTTGATCAAACTTTAAAATTATGAGTAAACAAACAATTTATCTTGGGGCGGTCGCCAATGATAAAACTGGAAATAAGCTTCGTGTAGGCGGCAATATGATCAATAGTAATTTTGATGAATTGTACTCGAGAAATCATGCCTGTTGCGGCAGTAAACAAGAGTTTCGCGATGCAATCATGGAATTTGCGGTTAAAGAACGTGCCTTATTGGAGTTCTTTTATGTTTCTAAAATCATTGCAGGGGCAATCTCCCCTTATAATCAATATTTGAGAGTTTATGAAGTCGATATCAATAAAGCTTCGAATTTAACCAGTGTGGGAACTCAGGTATTGAAATTCTATATCCAATCAATTCCATTGAATAGTCCGAAATCCAGTCCTGAAGTTGTTCCCTTAACTGGTGCACTTGCTTCCCCTCCGACTGATTTTTTTGGAGAAATCTGTATTGACTGGAGTAAATTTATACTGGGACAAACATATACCTGTGCAAATTGGCTTGAAGGAGGATTATATGTGGTGAATACGATAAAAGCAGCATCAGATCCAGGAGGAGATCCCGGGCCAGGATTTGAGTTACCCTATGGAAGCGGAACCTCCAAATTTAACATCACCGAGGCTGCAGTTATCGATGGCTCATTTAATCTTTACCTGGCCAGTCTTACAACGGGCGAAATTTCACTTGCCTCAGCGGATGTAATCAAGGGAAAAATCGATTTAAAGAATATTGCCGAAGTGGAGATTACAATCAATTGCATTTTAATCCCACCAATTGAATCAGGCCCGTCAACTCCCGCCTTGTTTGATGGATTGTATCAGCAAATTATAGTGGCTGCTTATAAGCAGGTCTCGTTTGAATTGTATCATGTTGAGAATCGTACATACATGACGATTGTTTCAGGAGATTATACCGGAGTTGAAGAGAAATAAAACAATAATGTAATTCACAATTAATACCGTAAAGTTATGTCAGCAATGATTTATGTATCCAAGGGCGTTTGTGCCAGGATTGATCCCACGGATGGATCGGTGATCTATCGCGGTTATCCTGCAGCAGGAACCACGTCTGAAGTTGCGCCTTCCTGGGCAATTTCAAGACAAACAGTTGATTCTGTATCCGGAGTCGTCTCACAGGAAGAATGGGTCAATGGCCGCCTGGAATGTGCCTGTAAATGGTGTTCCCGTGCCGATTACACGTATTCAATTCCTAAATAAAACAGAGCGATGAAAACACATTTCGATGTACTTATCGGTGATATCGTGCGCCATGCGCATGATCCCGAAGATATCACTGGATTGGCTGATCTGATGAAAGGCTTCCAGGGCGCTGTGGATGCCTCTGCTGGCACTTCAGGCTCTCCGATTGCAGCTCCCACCGCTACCGTATCCGGCTGGTGGATGATCACCAAAGGAGGATATATCCTGTATAATTCCGTGCCCAATTTGTTTGAAACTGGGGATATGCTCATCTATACCCATTCCACGACCTCGTATTCCAGGATTGATACCAAAATGAATGACGCACAACTTGACATCACTTCTACTTTTACCAAATTTCTAAGCGGTTTAACTACGCAAAAAACGGTGAATGAGAAGATGGACAAGCTCATCACCGTGACAACCACGGCTCCCCTGGTGACTTCGGACGGTGTCAACGGGTATTTCGTGGGGTGTTTATGGCTCAATACAGCAACTTCAAAGGTCTACCTGTGTAAGGATATCACAACCGGTGCTGCCGTTTGGATTGATCTGACCTTAACCGGATCAGAAAGCGTAGCCGCTTACCGTGATTTTACGGACCAGGTAAGTGATCCTGTAGCTCCTGCTTCCGGGGCGCATCGTATGTTTTCGGATGCGAATGGAGTGATTTATGTCAAGGATTCTAACGGGGCCAAAATCATGCTCACTCCCGGGACCAAAATAAATCATATCGGCATTGCCGGTCAGATCGGGTATGGCGTTGGAATTTGTCCTCCGGATCTCCTGGCCGTTTACAATATGGCCAACAGCGGCAAAGAAATCCGTTCCATGAACGGGACATTCGATATCACCAGCGACAATTACGGGAACTATTATGTGACCCATGATGCATCGGTTTTGGTATGGATTCCGTATTTATGGGCTAAGATTGCCGTAGATAATACTGTGTCGACCAAGCCCGGAGGCGATTACGCTGATGAGGCCACGGCAAATGCAGCAGGGTATTTCATGCCCCGTGGGTTCATCAACGGAGGGTTGATCAAGCGTGGGGTGTTCCTGGATAAATATGCAGCTTCCTTAACCGGGATTACCGCTGCAGTACTGGATGCCTCGGGCAGCCTTGCAAACAATGGGATCCTGTCTTCCATTAAAAACGGGAATCCGATATCCTCCGATGGCGCTATGTTGCGTAAATTGGTTACCGCCAGTGACAACCTCTATGCCGGGGCCTTTGGCAATTGCCGTGCCAATGCACAGAGCCCGGCCAATGCCTACTATGGCGGCATTGATGCAATGAAATCACGCGGCAGCCAATACCATGTGATGACGGTGTTTGAACGCCAGATCCTGTGGATCCTTTCAAAGGCACACCAGGCTGCAACTGTTGGTACGAATTTCTGTGCCTGGAATGGTGTTTCGCCGTATGCCCCAAAAGGCAACAATTATTACGGGGTAGACTATAATGATTCAGGCTGCACGTTTACTGCATGTGATGACCAGTACTGGGGACCAAAAACAGCCCCGGGAGAAGCCCGCAAAACCGGAGGTGGAACTCCCTTTGCCAGGACTACGCATAATGGGCAGAATTCAGGTATTTGCGATATCAACGGGAACCAGTACATGTTCCTGATGGGATTAACCTGTATCGCCGAGAGCGCTCAGGCTATCTCATCCATTACCCGGGCATCCCAGTGCGTCATAACCATCCCCAATGCCTCAGCCTCCAAATCCAATTATGTCAATGGAAGGCCGGTGCTGATCACCGGGAGTCTGACCGGAGAATGGGCCACGCTTCTGAAGGATACCTTATTTACCATCAGTGATCTTTCAGGCAATACCTTCAAGATTAAAAACAAGGCCGGAACCTACGTGGATACCTCAGCGCTTACCGCTAATTACGCATCCGGACTGAGTTCCACCACCGGAAAGTTCTATGTGCTCAAGGAATCTGTGGACGTGAAGGATATCACCTCAGGGGTTTCTCTTTCTACCGACCATTGGGGCGCTACCGGCGTAGCAG